GAGTTTGAAAAGGAAAAAGCAGAGTGCGCAACTGAAATGATTAAAAAGCATAACAAATGAGAGGATTTTATTTAACGATTGAACTATTAAAAGAATTGCTCCAAGAGGATGTCAATGTTCATACTGTTGTACATGGGTTGAAGTCCGGAATGGATATAAATAAAAAAAATGTATTTCCATTGGCTCATTTGCAAGTTACATCTTCAACTGCTGACAATCAATTTATATCTTTTACGTTTGAGGTTGCTGTGGTTGATTTAAGAAATATAAGTAAAAAGATAGTAACTGATAAATGGTTGCAAAATGATAACGAGTTGGATAATCTTAACACCTGCCATGCTGTTCTAAATAGATTGGTTACAAAGTTAAGACTTCAAAATAATGATGAAAAAATACAACTAAATAACATGCCTGTTTTAACACCTATCATATTTGAAGATATGAACTTGTTGGATGGGTGGCGAACTGAATTAGAATTGATAATTCCTAACAACGAAATCAATGTCTGTTCCTAAAAAGCAAACCGAAATAGCATTAAAGCAATTTATAAATGAGGTTGTTTCAAAGGCACGTACAAATTTAGCAATTAAGGGTAAAAACTCAACAGGTAATTTATCGAGGTCAATTAGTGGCAATTACAAAGTAAGTGCTAACAGCTTTGAGCTTTCATTCTTAATGGAAGATTATGGAACGTTTCAAGACTTGGGAGTTAAGGGTGCAAGGTCAAGTAATAAAGCACCAAACAGTCCATATAAATTTGGAACAGGAACAGCACCGAAAGGAATGTTCAAAACTGCTATCAATGCATGGGTAATTAGAAAAGGAATAGCACCGAGAACAAATGGGAAGTTCGCAAGTAGATCCCAAATGCTTTTCAATATTAGAAGGTCAATATTCAATACAGGATTAAGGCCAAGTTTGTTTTTTACTGATGCCTTTGCAGTTGGATTTAAAGGATTAGACAATACAATATTAGAGGCATACGGATTAGATGCTGAATCGTTTTTAAAATATAGTTTAGAAAATGGGAAAAAGGCTTAATGTAATTTTAGATAGTAACCCTACAAACGGAACGAGTTTTCTCTTTTCTGTTAATGTGGTTAGCGAATATCAAACCAATTATTTTAGTGGTGTTTTTAAAACCACTCCGGTAAATTCAGATGATATATTAATTGGAGTTGATGCTAATGCTTCAGCAACAAATTTACTTACCTATTTACAAGGATTTACAGTTCCTGATTATATTACTTTTACAAGAACTGCTAATATAGTTCATTGTGATGTTGAGCCTGACAATTCAAGCGAAGGGAATATCAATATAAGTTATAGCGGAACTGCCGGTATTACTTATGAAATAATCAACACCAATGTTGAATTGCCATTGACTTATGCTTTAGTAAGAAGCACCTATTCTTTGCGCATAACTCCAAACGTTTTATTTGATACTGTAACAATGGAGTTCTTTGCCTATAGTCCGGATGTAAATACATTGCCAACATTACCGAACTATCAACTATCAAAACAAGTTGTTCAGTTAGGCCAAAGCACAATATCATTTGACATTAATCACTTAATAAAAGAAAATACAAATCCAAGTATTGATAATTATCTTTTGGCAGGAGTTCAACCAACGCAACCCGATGCTACTTGTTGGGTAAAATATAACGCTTTATGCTTTAATTATAACGACCAAGTTTTTGAAGTTGAGGGAACACTTTTAGCGATGTATGGTTATGGCTATTTTAATGAGGGTTTTAATCCGCAATTAACAAGCAAGGTTTTAATTTCTAACAACAATCAAAGACATTTTAGAGATAACGATAATAGACTTTATTTTATAACTGATGGTTTAACTTCTTTGGAGGTTAATGGCGATGCAATTACTATTACAGCAAATTTAGATTTAAATACAGAGTACATTCAAAGCATAAATTTAAAAGACTACGATACTGATGATGTTATAACTTGTGAGTTTGTTTATGAGGATGAAACTCGCACAATTACTTACGATGTTTTAGATGGCTGTATTTATCCGGTTATCAATTGCGTATTTATAAATAAGTTCGGATTTCCACAATCGTTTTTTCTTACATTGGTAAACAAAATAACAGACGATGTTGATGGCGAAGATTACAGAGGGTTAACTTCTAATTTCGGAATTTACAATACAACGGATCACCAATACAGCACTTTTAATTTAAACGGAAGAAGCGCAATTATTTGCAATACTGATTATTTGAATGAAGAAGAAAATGAGAACGTAAAACAAATGCTATTATCAGAGAAGAAATGGTTTATTGAAGATGGAGAAATACTTCCGGTAAATTTAGAAAGTAAATCTGTAGCATACAAAACGCAATTAAATGATAAGTTAATACAATATTCGTTTAACTTCAAATATTCATTTGACATTATAAATAACGTACAATAATGATAGGAACTAACCTATACATACAAGACATAAACAACCCCGATAATTTTATAAAGGTTGATTTGTTCAAGGATGAAAACTTTGAGTTAAATTCAAGCGTACAAAATATAAACGATATTTCAAAAACGTTCAGCGATTTTAGTCAGAGTTTTACAGTTCCTGCAAGTGATATAAATAATAGAATATTCCAACACTATTATAACTCCGATGTCGATGGAAGTTTTAACCCTAACATTCGTGTAAACTCTTTAATTGAAATTGGCAGTTTGCCATTTAGGTTTGGTCTTATTCAGTTGGAAGATGTTAAGTTAAAAAATGCTCAACCTTCAAGTTATACAATTCGTTTCTTTTCTAAAGTAGTAAACCTATCTGATAGTTTTGGAGATGATGACTTGACAGTTTTAGACTTGTCAGAGTTTGACCATAATTTTACAAGAAGTATAGTTTTTAATGCAACTCAAGACGAAAGTATAAATAATGGTGATATTTATTATCCTTTAATATCAAGCATTCGAAATTTTCAAATCGGAACAGGAAATCCTGATGATATTACAAACGTTTTAGGAGAGATAAAATATACTGATTTAAAACCCGCTTTAAGAATCATTCGGATAATAGAAGCAATAGAAAATAAATATAATATTTTATTTGATAGGGAGTTTTTAAATCGTGCTGCATTTGGTAATTTGTTCATGTGGTTGCATTCTTATCCTGGTGAAATAAAAGTTTTATCAACTGCATTAGGTATAGATTTTACAAGTTTGTCAATAATTAATGATGATTGGGATGTTCCAAGTCCGGAAATTAATATTACTACTAATTCTGTTGCTGTAAATTGGGATACTAATTTTAGTGATTTAAATATACAGCCTTACAATAAATTTGCACAAATTACAATAACAATAAGTACAACATCTTCTTATCCTTACATTTTAGAAGTTTTTGATAATGGTGTTTTATATAATACTTATAATAACTTATTTCAAACTACAACTACAAGAATATTCCGAGACACAGAAAATAATGATTCTTCAAATCATTTATTTACTTTTAAAGTTTCAAGTATAGGAGGTAATTTAACTTTTACATCTCAATTAAGTTATATTGCTATAATAAGTTATTATCCGTTGAGCGATCCGCCAAATCAAGATGTAGGAAGATATTTAATTGCAACTTCAGCAAGTCAAACAACAGCTAATTCTATTTTAAAAATATCTGAACAAATACCAAAAATAAAAGTTAGAGATTTTATAACTTCGATTATAAAAATGTTTAATTTGGTTTTAACACCAATTTCAAACAATAGCTTTTCTTTTATTCCTTTGGATGATTGGTATAGTAAGGGAAAATTAATCGATATTACAAAATACATAGACACGAAAGATATTACAATCAAAAAACCGAATTTATTTAAACGTATAGATTTTAAACATCAAAAATCGGGGCAAATATTAAATGAGCGATTTAGAGAAGGTAACGGACTTGATTTAGGTTATGGCGATTTGGCAACTACCTATGATATTGATGGAGGTGAGTTAAAAATTGAAACGCAGTTTGATAACTTAATGTTTGAGCGATTAATAGATAGGTCTACAGACGATATCACCAACGTGCAAGTTGGAAAGTCGATTGATAAAACTTTGCAACCTTATATCGGAAAGCCTTATTTATTTTATCGTGCCGGTTATCAGTTTTATGATTTACCAATTAAGGCTGATAGTAATCCTGATTTAGATTATACTTGGTTTACATCTACTGAAAATGATAGTAATTTTAATCAAGTTACACAATCGGTAAACTTTTCTGCTGATGTATCAACGTTTTTATACTCGGAAATAACAAATAATTTATTCAGTAATTATTGGCAGGATTATATTTCAGATTTATATTCAACAAAAAGACGATTAGGAAACTACAGAGCGCAATTGCCAATAGGTAAAATTATTGATATTAAACTAAATGATAGGATACAAATAAGCGATAAAGCATATATCATTAATTCAATGCGTTCTAATCTTACCACAGGAGAGGTAAATTATGAACTATTAAACTATATCGGTGCGCCTTTTAAAAGTATAAATTCAATTATACCGATTACAGTTGATACTATTGAATACTCGGTTGATACAACTGAAATAAGTGCGGATGATACCTATTATTATTTGCCACAATATTCACCATTTGAAAATGGCATTCAATACACAGAGTTATTTGCTACAAGTGGAGCGCAAGATTATGATTTAAAAATTCTTGCCAATAGTCCTTATGTAGTTACTAAAGTGGATACAGGAGATGGTGTTGGATGGGTTGATTTAGAAAATAGTTTTGGCAATACAAGTGCTTACCTTTTAATCAAAGTTTCAGAGTACACAAGCGCAATAACGAATCCGATTTTAGAAAGAAGCATGGAATTAGAAGTTGTTATAGGACTTGACACATTTACATTAACAATAACACAAACACAATGATAGGGAAGTTAGTAGAATTATTAAACACGATGGATTTTTATAACGGAAGCGATAATATAGAATTTGCAAAAGGTGCTTATCGTTGTCCAAGAACTTTTAAAGAAACGATTAAACAATATAAGAGATGGCTATTAAGAAAGTTGTAGAGATAGATGTTGATGTTGTACGTGCCAATGGCGGGTTAGAAAACTTCACGCAAAATTTTAAGAAAACTGAAGAGGCTACTAAATCTTTAAAAGCTCAATTACGTGAAGCACAAGCGGAAGTAGCCATATTATCTGATAAGTTCGGAGCAACTTCAAGAGAAGCGGTTGAAGCTGCAAAAAAAGCTGCTATTTTAAAAGATAGAATTGGTGATGCAAAATCGTTAACTGATGCATTCAACCCTGATGCAAAGTTTAAAGCATTGAGCGGAGCGTTAACAGGTGTTGCGGGTGGTTTTAGTGTTGTTACCGGATTAATGGGAACGCTTGGAACGGAAAGTAAAGAAGTACAGGAAGCGCTTTTAAAAGTTCAATCTGCTATGGCCATAGCAAGTGGCGCACAAGCCATTGGAGAAAGTATAGATTCATTCAAACAAC